CTCTGTGTACCCATCCAAGCGCTCCTGTTGAACTCTCGTATAAGTTTTCTAATCTCATCTTTGGTAACTCCAAACCTTTCCGCCATCTCATATGTGTTCTGTTTGTTGGGCAGTAGTTTGTGTGGATAGTATCGATTGCCGTGCTCGTCAAAATATGATTTCTGTAACACCCATTTGGTGAAATGGTGTTCCCATTCTAGCAACACACCGTCTACATCTGTTAGTATTATTCTGTTATTTGATGTCGGCATCTTCCATTCCTGCCACCCTCAGTTTCACAATGTTGGTTATCTGCCATTGTTTCTGATCCAGTCCTTTGGTGATGCCCAGCCATTGGTTTCTCAGCAGTGCGAAGTCGTTCACTATTTTGGTCAGGTCGACTACATCGTCCTCACCGTCTACATATTTCTCAGCGTCTCTGCTTGAAAGTGCCCTGTTGTAGTTCTCCAGGAACTTTCTGAATGTCTTTGATCTTAGCCTTCTCAGTTCTATGTTTAGGTATTCCAGTATGGCCTCCAACTGCTGTAGTTGGCTGAATCTCTCCTCCACTATTCCGGGTAAGGACGCGGATGCTCGTTCTAGGTTGCCGTATATCTTGCACTGCTTCCTGGCCTCCAGCAGTTCCTTGTCAAAGTACGCCACGCAATCAGGTATCTTCGCCAAACTCCTGCTTACTTCACTGTACCAGTTGATCATTAGTCCTCGCTGTAGCCGTCGTCGTATGATTCGTCTAGATCTTCCTCTTCCTCGAACACCGTGTTGATCGCTTCTTCCAGTTTGGGATCAAACTCCCCAGACGCCTTTATCTCGTCGTGCTCCACGCCTATGTCGTCCAGGCTCTTGATGAAGTCGATGGCCGCGTCCAGTCTGGATCTTTCAGGCACATAGTGTGATATGGAGTTCCATAAACGTTCGATGTCCTCGTGTGTGAAATCAATCATTTATTCTTCCGTTTCCTCTTCGGTTGTTTCTGTTTTTTTTGTTTTTGGTTTTTCTGACGCTGGCTCTTCTTTTTGAGCTGTGCTTTCTTTGAAGTTTGCCATTATCATATCTAATTTATCACCTGTCCAGGCTTTCCTGAAGTCTATGTGTTCTTTCCCTTGTGGATCAACGTACTTCAGTCTATTTCCGGTCTGTACAAGAATACCTTTCTTCTCGAATAGATCAACCAGTCCACTGTATGGATCCATTCCTGTGTCGTAAGGTATCTTGACCTGCACACCTTCAAAAGGTTTGGCATATCTGGTCTTCATTACTTTACATGCCGCCCTGATACCCCTTACTTCGGATATCTTATTGCCCTTCTCGTCTTCCTTCAGTTTTAGTTTCTTCATTGCTATCACTATGGAACTGGCATATATGAACCCCTGTCCGCCTGATATCTTGTCATCTGGATCAAACATGTCCTGTGATGCGTATGTGTGGTTGGTCGCTATAAGTCCTACATTCCAACTACCAAACATGTTCACACAGTTTCTCACAAGCGCCGTAAGTGCCTTAGGCTTCCTACCTAGATCACCTTTCATGTCTCCTGCCTCGAATTGGTTAACATCTGTTGGTGTCAGCATCATGCCCAAACTGTCTATGACGAAAAGAACTTTAGGAGCACCTTCCTTGTTATCAGCGTGTTGTTCTTTGTAGCCTTTCATGAATTCGGATATGGTCTTGGCCACATCATCCACCATTGACATACTCAATTTCAAAAGTTTTTCTTCCGAAGTGTCAACACCTAAAGCCTGTAACCACGTCTCATCGAGTGCGTTCTCTGTGTCGATCAAGATCACAAAGATTCCCTGTTCTTGTGCGTTCTTGATTATGTTTCCTGATGCGATATAACTCTTACCTGCTCCAGATTCTCCTGCTAGTACAGTCACTTTGCCTAACGGGATACCTTTGTTGAAGTCACTGGTCATTAGATAGTTCAGCGCATAGTTTCCTGTTGATATCCAATCTGTGGGATCGCTGAATCCTATGCCCAAACCTTGTATTGATTTTGTTATACTTTTCCTAAATTTTGTTGCGTCAAACACTTTTGTCATTGTTATCGTCCTATAGTAAGATCCAAATGATCACTAACACAACCAACACCCATGCTGGTATCTGTTTGTATAAGATCCATTCGATCGCTTTCTTAATATTGTTCATGTTCCTATTATATTACACAAGGCCCACACAGTCAATGCCTGGGCCTTGGTAAAATGTCAGATTATTTCGCTTGTCTCGATCTGATCAGTTTCAGTATGTCTTCTGCCCTCTTGGCACTGTCTCCTGTGGGTGCCGCCGTTGCCGGTGCCGCCTCTGGTTGTGGTGCTGGAGCAGGTTCGCTTACTGCTGGAGCAGGTTCAAATGCAGGTGCCGTTGTGGTCGCTGGTGCTTCCGCAACAGGTGTCTGTGGTTTTTGGTAAGCCACGCCCGCTGGTCTGAAGTACTGTCCGTACTGTTCTAGATCATAAGCCTCTCCCTCAACAGATTTTTCAAACAATTCCTTGATTATTTTCACTTCTGCCTCGGTTGGCTCTTTTGGTCTGAAGTCACCTAGGTTGTGTAACCCGTGCGTCTCTATCGCGGCTCTCTCCGCCTCGTCTAGAGCTCTTTCCCTTCTTGACCATTTTGATGTTGAGTAGTCAGCGTAACCACCTTTGGTTGTCTTGGTGATCCTGAAGTCTACACCTTTCACGTAGTCAGTTGGCATTTCTTCCATCTCTGGATCCATTAATGCTCCTCTGATTATGTTGAAAATCTGAGGTCCAATGATGAATCTTCTGATTGGATTCTCAGGTGTTGTGTCTTCCGCTAACGGATTCGTTGTGACAAATCCCTGGAAGATGTAACTTTTCTTCTTCCAGTATTTTCTGCCCATGTCTTCCATGCTCTTGTCTTTGAACCACGGTCTCACCTCTGTGAGTACTGGACAAGTCTTGCCGTACATCTCCATGCATGGTACTTGCACTGTCACTGGTCTAGAGTCGGTCTGACCCTTGATGCCCGCGAAAGGCAGTTTGATCATGTTCCTTTCAGTCCAGAAGAATGTGTTGGTCTCGTCCTTGTCCGGTAAGAACCTAACTACTGCTTCAGAACCTTCTGCTATGTTCCAGTGTGGGTAGATGGCGTTGTCTCCGCCTGTGTTGGAAGTGGAGCGATTCACTTCTTGAGATTTCAATTTCGCTCTTATTTCAGCTAATGATGCCATAATGTAAGCCTCCTTGTGTGCCTATGTTTGTTAGTTTGCCTAAATGTATATTAGACATATAGTGTTTAATATACAACTATATTTATCCATTGTCTACTACTATTATTGGTAAAATATCTTATTTTTCTTGAAAACAAAAAATGGATAATCAAACTTAAAGGTATACACACCGTTGTATGAGAGATATCCGAATGTTTTTATATCTTCATTTTTTTCAGTAATGTATGTACCTATAGTATCGAAGTCGTTCAATGAATCACCTGTTATTGTACATTTAAGATCCTTGATTATTACGAATACATCTTGAATTATTTGATTGCCTTTCAGTACAGTGTCTCTGTCGACTTTATTTTCTAAACTGACAGATAATACATTTGTTCCTACTTGCTGTTTGAGATCAAATATATTCTTATCGTATTCTCCAGAATGAATTAATTCATCATTGAACTTGATCTCTCCCATGGGGAGTTTGTTGCCTTTTCTTCCTATCTCCAAAGTTAGTTGCAACATTATATCTTATTTTCCTTCCAGTGTTTGATCATTCTTTTGGCCAACGCTTTTTTTGTTTTGTATCTATACTCGGTCATAAGTTTATATTTGTTACTCAGCTCTAGCAGTTCTATCCACCAATTCACACGATTTATGAAAGTGTTGTCAGGATTGCTTGGAATTTTCCAATATTCATAAACCAATCCAACACCCGCTTTTATATCTTCCCACTCGACTTCTAATTTTCTCGCGTGTGTATCATACAACGGTGAACCTGGCAAAAGATGAAGTACCCCTACCGGATTTACTATTACATTTGGAAATTCGAAATGTTTATATTTCTCCACTAGCGATAGTGTGTCTTCGAAGTCCTTTCTTGTTTCTGTTACGTAACCGGTCATGAGATTCCACTCTTGTGTGATTCCTACTTTCTGTAGGCTTTCTATCATTATAGATAGATCCTCGTTTGTAAACTTTTTACCCATGTGATTCCTAACGGCTTCGCTTCCAGATTCCACGCCGACTATTACATGCTTACATCCTGCCTGCGCCATGAGTTCGTAATCGTCCTCTGTTGTTTGGCCCTTGGGCCTTGCTATGTATTCACCATAGTAGGATAATGTTTTTGGCAATTTTTTTGCCAATGCTTCGTTCATTTGTCTGAATGCTTTCATGGACCCATTTATCAGGCTGTCAGACATCATGAAATTTGTGATACCTTGTTTTTCATAGATCTCGATCATCTCGTCTGCTATTTTTTTGCCATCCTTGAAAACAAATTTTGGTTCAAATGTGAACACGTCACAGAAGGTACATCTCCTCACACATCCTTTTGATCCGGTAATTGTTGCCGCGGCCGCTTGTTCCGTGAGATGAAAGATTTTTGAACTGTTGGCATACAGGTCGACTTTGTAGTCAATGTATGATGGGGTGGGCAATTCATTTAATTCCTCATGAGTCAATTGCCTGCCCGAATTGAATTTTCCTTTTTTATTGTTAGTAAGTATATCTATAAGTAAATTTTCGCTTTCATTTATTACCACAGCATCACATAATCCTGTTTCTAACATAGTGTCAGACATCATTTTATTGTTCTTGTACGGTATGTTTGTGTTGTCATCTTTGCTGATTCCGGGACCACCCAGTATTATTTTTTGACCGGGATTTATTTTTTTTATATGGAAACATAAATCATGTGCGAAGCAGAGACTCTGGTAACTCAACAAAGAAAGACCTATCCAGTTGCTTTTCATCTCTATTAGACGTCTGGCGGTTTTTTCAACATATTCTTGGTACCAGTCGTGTGCTTCTTCTGACATTTCTGAAAAGAACATCATGTACTTTTCTATTTCCGTGGAAAACACTTTATCTTTGTACGCCAGTTGTGTTTCTATGTTTAGATCAACTGTTGTGGTCTTAAGTCCATGCGAGTCACAGATGGCTTTTAGTAAGGCCGGAGCCAATGGCATAGCATCTATCTTGCTGAAAGGCAAGAACACAAAGACCGCGTGATAATTCATACAGATATTATATATTGTTCAATTGGTAAAGTAAATTATTTTATTTTAATGGAAAGATACCTATTGATAGAATGCTAGGTTTTTTATACGATCTATCTGTGTATCGTATGCTTGTTCTTCTTCTGAATAGAAGTCTTCTAACTGTAGTCCTGCCAGTTCAATAGCATCTTTCAGTGTATACTCTTGGTCACCTACTTTGAACTTATCACCCGCTTTCATACCCGCGGCCTTGGCTTTCTGTACTGCCTGTGCGAATTGATTGCCCTCGAATTTTGATTTCATACTTCCTGCTTCGTAATCATAATCTTCCTGTGCGGCCTTCAGTGCTTCTTCGTGTTCTGGCCCACCTGGCCTGATCATTTCATCTGCTGTGTCATCATCAATTTTGTGATTGCCGTCGTATGTGTATTCACCTTTTAGACTGTTAGGGTCAACTTTTCCGTTCACTGCTTTGTAGTGTATTTGACCATAGGCCATCTCGCCATCATCACCTGCCAATTCATAATCAAATGAGCCTTGGTAGTCTGTTTCGTTTTCTTTCACATTTTCTGTCTTGTCAGCATATCTTTCATCACCCGCCTTCAT